CCTCTGTCATCACTTCTCCTAGGCCTCATATACCTTACGATTAAACCTCTTAGATCCCTTCTTAAGCATATGCAACCTAATGGCTAGGGTCGCATGGCGAGCTATAAATGGCCACATACCCTTTCTCATCACTGTGTCATAGTAAAACTGGTCGGCCTTTGGTTGTTCATCGAGAGGCAACCTACCACTATTGATTAGATCACAAATTACATCATGACCACAGGATGCTTCGATGGTACAGGTGAAATCAGGCATAGGGCCACTGTTACCATCCCAGGGGTAACCCTGGTAGATTTCCAACTTTCCTGATGGGAAGAGGTGGAAGAACTTATCTGATATGTCATAACCGTAAATAGTAGTTTGGACACTAAAGTCCTCTGCTACAACCTTATCGTAGCCCTCCCAGTATTTCACTTCGTACACACTTTGACGCCTGTAGGGAGTTTCTTGAAGTGCTCACATCCTTCTCCGGCCCTACCATTAGAATCAAAGGAGAAGCAAGGATTGCTCATGTCGCAATACCTGTCCTTAACCTCATGAAGGCCATTAGCATCTTTGTCACTCATGTGTAAACTTGCCTCTGCAATAACTCTCACTCCCATGGCCTAGTCCTCACAGTCATCATTGTCAGAGGGCCAACCACAGATGGGACAGAACCCTCCGATGTAATGGAAGCCACACATTTCACACTCAATGACCATGACTACTTATTATAGTAGACAGTGACAGAGGTACTGGAATCTTTCCAGGGAGCGTGGAGGTACACTCCGCCGTGATCCGTTCCAGTATCCTTGTCACCTTCACCATTGGGGCCTATTCCTGGTTTGTACACAAAGCCATCTTTATTCTTATCTGATGGTATATCACAGGTAGCTGGATTATCCCCACGGCAATTCTTGGAGGTATTGGGTACAGTGTACTCCCTTCCAGAAGAGAAGACGAACTTAATGGGCCCAGGTCCAAAGGCAGGACCTTTCTTATTTATACGCCATGCCTGGCGTCCATTTCGTACTCCGTACGAATTGTAGGACTCCTTGGAGTTGTACTCCAGGGATTCACTTACCCCAGGAGTAGGCACACTAACCTCCCCAGCATCTGTGACTGGATCTTTCACCTTAGAAGGATCTTGTGGAGTGGAAGGTGGGGTCACCTGAGGTGGCTTCTCCGCCACGGGCGCGGTGGGCACCGAAGACACTACTGAGTTGTCGGTAGAAGATGTGGCCACTGGGAGATACTTGGCCACGGAATCTTTGATCCCCTCCAGAGCGGCCATCGCTCCTTGGGTGGCGGCAGATCCTGAGGCATCCTGAGTGGGGGAGGCAGAGTTGGTGAGGCCATCGGCCTCCGTCTTCATGGTCCCCGTACCCAATCCGTCCACCTTCTGAGAGAACGTTATGTCGGTGAAATTAATACTGGCGGAGCATCCACTAAGGGTGCCCATCATGAGAGTCAAGGACAGTATGACTGCAATGTAGAGATTCATAAGAGTAGATCCTCCAATCTAAGTTAGGACCCTAAGGAAGGGTCACTTGCCCATGCGGGGCGGTGGGGCCCGCTGACATCACTGTATGTGATGGGTTATTCATTGAGGCCAGCCAGTTCTTGGGCCCTCTGCTTAATACGATCCAAGTCTTCCATGGAAAGATGGGCATGAACCCCTCGGGTGTCAACCCTCTGGATGGCCTTACCCATCTCGCGATCTAAGAGGCCATTAGCCTCTTTCAGGATCACGGAAGCGCTGGCCTCTTTGCCCATCACTGCACCACTCTCCAACACTTCCTTAATCCTCTGTATGGCCAAAGGCGCTAGGTCCGCAATCTCACGGGCCAAGTCCACAGTCCCAGCATCTCGAGCTGCCCTCATGATGGACAACTTGTCCTTAACCACTGGAGAGTTCTTCACATTAGAGACTGTCTGTGGAGTACAACCCATCGCCTCAGCGATATCAGTGTTAGATTGACCCAACACTAAGCGCCTCGCAATCTCATGATGATTGTCCCACATCTCAGAAATCTGCCATCCCTGCTTCCTATCTCCTTCAGCCTTCTTTCCACCATTACGCCCACCATTACGGTGACGACCATCCACTCGAGTGGAATCAGTCCAGCGGGACTTAGGGTAGGAGTAAGTCTTAGTTTCCCCCGATGGGGTTATATATTCTGCAACTTGTAGATCTGACATAGTGAGCCTCTGATTTAGGTAAAATTCCTGCCTATATGGGAATTGTACCAGACCTGAGGCATGGTGTCAATGAAGTAAATGGTATATTAGAGAGGACTAGATCACCAATCCTACCACCAAAGTCCTTCATGTAACCATGCTCATGGTAAGGATCCTGGGCGAAGCCCAAGGGTCTGCTCGCTGTCGCTCGTTCCGCACCTAATGAACACCTTAGTGTTCGGGCCCAATGCTACATTCCATATTGTAACATAGGAAAGGATGATTCCTATATTACATTTTGTAACGTAGAAGATTCATTTACACCAATTGGTACCATAATGAAATCTTGCACACAATGTAGGCAAGGGGTTCTAATGCGTCGCCCACTAGCTTTCCCCCATCGCACCCCTGGCTTCGTCAGCATTGTGATACATGGGTTTGACACCTGGGTGGCAATGGTGTATAATGTATTTATTGAAAGGGGCATCAGGCCCAACCTTAGAACCATCCACCATACAAAGGGGAACATCATGGAAATGAAATTCAAGATCGCAATGAACAACGAGGAGAAGTTGGCCGGCAACACTCATGAGGTGGTTGTCAATGTGGAAAAGTGCGATGACGCTACCATGCTCAAATACGCTCTGAAAGCGTATACGGTGGAGATTCAAAGTCAATGCCGTAACAATTGGGATGCTTTCATCAAAGGGGAGTATCCCCGGGATTTAGTCATCGGACAGGCCATGTTCCAGAAACGTGTCGCCAAGGTCATGACCATCGAGGAACAGAAGAAAGCCGTAGCGGCTGATATGAACAAGTTGAGTGAGACTGAACGCCTTGATGCCCTGGTCATGGGTGGATTCATCACCCAGGAAATGTATGACAGTTTGATCGAGGCAGCCGTGGCTAAAGAAGATGCACAAGAAGCGGCAGCAGGGGAATAATTCCTGCAGCCTGGATGAGAAAAGGAATGGGTTATGCTTCCACAGGTGGCCCATTCCTACATTACATTATGGAATATAGGAGAAATTTGTCATGGGTGTAATGTGGTTAATGGAGTTAATTGAAATAATGCAAAAAATGGATTACCCCTGTGTGCACCAATTTGTCATGGGTTTTTGGGGGGGTTAATATGATTTGTCATGCTTTTAAAAAAAATTTATAGAAGATAATATAATACTAATAGTATATATACTCTATTAACTACTTATATATAAATGAGAGAGAACAAATGTACCAATGGGGAATTGAATGATTGCGCACACAGACCATATCCATTATTCACGTTATTTACATTAATCCCATTATATACATGACAACCATGACAATCCCTTTGGGATTATCCCATCTAACCAGTACTGAGGGAGGAAATAATAATAATTGTAGTTATTGACAATCCATTCATTGCATGTTATAATATGCGAATAATGGAACTGTACCATCCTACTCACTCAACCTTAGGAGGGCTTATGGCTAAGAAAGGTAAGAAGCAAGAGGAAACTCATGGTGATCTATTCTATGAGTTCTTCCACAAGGGTAAAAAGGTAGCAGAGATTACAATAGATGACAACAATGATGTATGGTTTCACTACATCTATGGTGAGCCGGGTGTTAGGTGGATTCGTGTCAGGTCTATTGAATATGCTATGGAATTGACCAAGTTGTGGAAAGGTGAAATTCCTAACTGGGATAGGTAGCAGTCCAGCACTCTTCGAGTGCTATCAGCCCTAGACTCTTCCCACCTTAACCAATTGGAGAACATTATGAAATCTAACACTCGCCGTCACAAAGATACCTTCACGCCCCTCTCTGCAATGTCCACCGAAGCAGTGTGCCTAGGAGTCCTTTGGTCCATTGGGGCCGCAGCAGTCGTGTGCCTCCTGATTTTCTTCGGCACTCATGCTGCCCATGAAGTATTCCAACCACTCATCCAAGCACTATCACCAGAGTTGCCTAAGAGTTTGTAGAATTGCGGATAGCAATCACCTTCACCCTACCCTTTCCATTCATACTAGCCAATTGGAGAACATTATGGACACCTTAAAGCAAGTCATTATGAGAAGAGATGGCTATTCGTCAGAAGAGGCAGACGAGCTTATCTCTGAAGCCAGTGAAGCACTTCAGGATTACATATCCAGAGGTGACTTAGAAGCTGCAGAAAACATCTGCGAAGAGTACTTTAGACTGGAGCCTGATTACTTAATGGAGCTTCTCTAGCCAAAGTAGGATCACGTATGTGATCACCTGATAGGAGACATTCCACGAAGTGGAAGATTGCTATATTACAATATGGAACATAGCAATTCCGGCCTTAGCCGGACCGTCCCACACTCGGAAATGCCCACTATAAATATCGCTAATGCGATAAGTACTAAACCATTGGAGGCAATATGCAAACTATCTCAGATAAACAAATAATACAGATTCTGGTCAAATTACATAACTATAGGCAATCGGAGACATGCTTTAGTTGTAACGTCCCTATTGCATATGCAGGACGTATAACTAAGAAGGAATTAGAGAACTTCAAAGAAACTGTCCTCTGTCCTACATGCTACAATGAGATTCAATCAATAGAGGAACCTAATGAGTAAACTCGACCAAGTCCACACACGCAAGGCAACCCTTGCCATCTCCACCCGTGCCGACATGAGGCACCTTGCGACACTAGTCGCATTCTGGCGTGGTGCTGGAGAGGCACCAAGATCAATCTCTGAACTCGCTCGCTTGAGTTTGGAATCATTCGCAGAGATGTTAGTCACTAGTCATATGGTAGACTTTGTTGACTCCCAAGAGGCAGCCAGTGAATTGTTGGCCACAACTGGCCTCATGACTCAGGGAGTCCAGAGGACCAATGTCCTCAAGGCCCTTGCTAAGGAAGGTAAGATCAACCCTAACTCTCTCCAAACCTTCCTCGATCCTGTGGAGAAGGTCAAACTTCACTCAAAGGGAAGGAAGGATGCAGCCGTAGGTAATGATTCACCTGAACTCCTTCAGGCCCAGGCTCTCCTCAATGAAAGATTGCTCAAGGAACTCGGCGGGAGAATTGAAGACGAGACCTCTCGTACTCAGGGAATGTTCGAAGCATTGGGAGAAGTACCGCCAATCGAGTAGTTTAACCTCAACAAATGGAGATGAAGAAATGAGTTCTGAACCCCAGCACGTCAGTGCTCCACTACAGGCACTCCAAGAGGATCTTGCCTCCCAACTCTTTGGCATTCCCTTGAGTAGGGCCAAGGAGATAGGTGTGTGTATTAATTGTAAGAAACTCGCCGGACCTAGGTGCTACTCGGCCGCAGGTCGAAGGGAGTATTCCATTAGTGGATTGTGTGAACTCTGTTTTGATGAAATAACTGGAGACTAATATGATAACTTACTTAGAAATAGGGACAGCTATTCATCAAAGATTGGAGATAGAATTAAGAAAATTTCCTAGAAGTAAGAAGAGAAGGATTAAAAGAAAGGTATATAAAAGGATTATGAACTCCATAAAATCAGATCCTCAATTTAGTAAATGGCTATCATAAGAACACTAGTGGCACTAATGTGCCAAGGAGATCCCTAATGTATAGAATAGAATCCCTCTTCCACCACCAAGGCTACAAATGTGTAGTTATCTTTACAGACATGGGGCATCGCTGTGGATATGTGGCAGTAAATCCAGGTCACCCCCTTTTTGGCATAGACTATAGTCAAGACTTAAAGTCTAAAGAACTTCTTCAAGAAGTATCTCATTCTACCATAGGTAAGCGTGGCATCATAGATATCTTCTGCTGGGATGGTGAGGAGACTAGACTATCTCTAATAGTCAATGTTCATGGAGGTCTTACATACTCTTCAGATAAACTTACTGGTAAATACCCAACTCTTCACATAAACGAAGAGTGGTACTTCGGCTTTGATTGTGCTCACTATGAAGATGGTAAGGATTTTGATCTTGTAGCAAAGTACTTCTCCACCAAGAGGGCAGATTCCCTAAGAAATTATTGGGATACTGGTTATCCAAGATCTCTAGAATACGTCCAGAATGAGTGTCGAAGTCTTGCAGAACAACTTGAATGTATTAAAGATATTTTACTTGAAACCAGAGGACAATTAGCATAGTTACAACATTTAAGAACACAAGCTCCCAGCGGGAGCATTGGAGAAACAATGAGAACTAACGAAGAGAGAACTAGCACCAAGGAGTATGCCCCTCTGAGTGAGGCCTGCCCAGTAGATCTCCCCTCAGGACCTGACACATCACCTAAGGAGGATATTGCTACGTTACAAAATGTAACAAAGCAATCAATCAACAGGATGACCAAACTCTCCACACTCCGCTCTGCCCTGGCCTCAGTCCGGGCCTCCCTCACTGACTCCTTGTGTTGGGAGAGGCAGCTGGAGGCCGAACTGGTGGAAGCCAAGGCTGAACGTAAGAAGTGGAGTGAACTCCAGACGGCTATCATCATCAGGCAGGCAGAACTTTCTGGCCTTGTCAAGCGTGTGCCTAAACACACTCCGGCCACAACTCCTACTTACACCCGGAGTTCTATGCCCAAGGCTGACCAAATGAAGGAGGTTCTCCAATCACTTAATAAGGACGAGAGGGCTGCCTTCATCGAGGAACTCCTCTCCTCAATCACCTGCAAGTGTCAACCATCTGAACCAGTTGGCCTGCCTAAGGAATTATAGTATGTACTACACTATCCAAAACA